AGAACTTGTTAGGCTTGCACAGCTCCAATCCATGATTAAAGAAATCGTGGTTGATGTAATAAGCAATATGGCTATCAGAGCCATAGACCCAAATCATAAATTTGAAACAAGAGAAGAAAGCGCAGAAAACACAGAGACCACCGATAGGGCAGCCGATAGTGAATCCACCGAAGAATCCGATTCTGAGACCTCCGATTCTGAATCCGAATCCTCCAGCATGGTTCCCACTTCTGAATCAGAAGTAGAGGAAGAAGATGAAGGCGAAGGAGATGACGGAGCTGATGATGGAGCTGATGACGGAGCTGATGACGGAGCTGATGATGGAGCTGATGACGGGGCTGATGACGGAGCTGATGATGAAGAAGGCGAAGAGGGTGAACGCTCAGGAAGTGAAACTCAAACTACCGATGAAATATCGGGAGTAGAACAACTTATAATATCTCTCAGAGAACAACTTACAGCAAAAGAACCTAAGATGATCGTATCTCAAAGGGCTGCTGAAGATGGAGACACAGGTGTTATGGGAAGTGTGATTCCTATTGATGTTGCTCCTTTGGATATAAATGGTAAAGACCCGCTTTGGGAAAAAATGGGTGTAGATATTATGCGTAATGCCACTGGTACTTATATTCTTCCATATGAAGACCCGATTATAGGTGCTAAATTAGTAGAACTTGCTGCTGCCACAGGAGACGCAACCACACCATCTGGAAATCTTATTACTCCAAAGAGATATACAGCTCAAAAGACATTCACTCTTGAAACACTCGCATCTGCTTCAGATCAAGTGATGCAAAAAATCCTTCAGGATTTAGTTGCTGGTTGTGATAGGGCTATCACAATGGATATAAACAGGAAAATAATGGCAGGAGCAACTGCTGTTCCATCGTTTACAGTTTCCAAAGAAGGATTCGATAAACTAATGGGTGCAGCTGATGTACAACAAGGTTCATTCTTGTCAGACCGTATGACTTTCTTCTATTCAAAATCTATAAGGATTGACCCTGCTTCAGGATTGTTCTTAGCAGGACTTGACCAACGTTTCAAAGGTGTAACGTATGAAGGGGTTGATTATTGGTATAGTTATCTATTTAAAGATGATGGTAATAAGATAGTTGCGTTTGGAGACTTCTCTAAAATACATGTAGCTGATTATAATGCACTTGAAATTATAGTAGATAAATACACTGGTGCAGCAGAAGGAAAAGTTACCTTAACTGTTAACAAATTAGCAGATGTAGCTTTGAAAAACCCGAACGCTTTTAGTCGTTCGCTTATTATCCTTCCACGAGTAGATGTTACAGCCGCCTATTCTCCCGTTGCTGGAGAAATCTTGATTGAGTGGCTTAATATAGACAATAATAATGGTTACAAAGTAATGTATAGATTACTATATTCAGATGACCCACTTACTGTTGAAGATGCGGCAGTAGATGCCGTTTCTCATACAATTACAGGTCTTACTACTGGTGAGACGTACCATGTATATGTTCAGGCCAAAGGTGACGGAACTACATACATGGATGGCATACCAAGTGCAGTATCCAACATATTAGTAATATAAAATTAATTTTAAAAACAAATAAATTATTTAGATAATGGAAAATAAACTATTTAAAGCAATCAGGGAACAAATTGATGCACAAAACCCTGAAACTGTTTACGTACAACGTGCGCCCATAGATGGCGACACAAGCGTAATGGGAAATGTAATCCCCGTTGATGTTGCACAATTAGATGTTATCGGCAAAGAACCTATTTGGGAACAAATGGGTGTCGAGGTATATCGTGGTGTAAGTGGAACTTATACACTCCCTTTTGAAGACCCTATTGTTGGTGAATTGCTTGCAGAGCTTGCTCCTGCAACAGGTGATACTGTCGTTCCGGGCGGTAATCTTATTTCACCAAAACGCTTTACAGTCCAAAAGACTTTTACCCTTGAAACTTTGGCTTCTGCCACAGACAGTTTCTTCTCAAAGATTTTGGAAGATATGGTAAAAGGTTGTGATAGAGCTATTACAACTGAGGTATATAATAAGATTGTGTCTGGTGCAGCTCATGAAGTGGCTGGTGCTGATATCTCTAAAGATGGCTTTGATGCACTGCAAGGAGCTGCTGAGGTTGAGATGGATGGAGCTTTCTTCTCTGCTCGTACCACTTTCTTTGAAGCTAAGGCTGTAGCAATTGACGCTGGTTCAGGCCGTTTCTTGGTTGAGAGCATCGGAACTGCTACAATCGGAAAAGGTAATACATATGATGGTGTACCTTATTGGTATTCAAGTCTGTTTAATGATGGAACAGACCAGCAGTATGTTTGTTATGGTGATGCTTCACGTATCCATGTAGCTGATTATGAGATGCTTGAAATTATAGTAGATAAGTTTACTCTTGCTGCTGAAGGTCAAGTAGTTTTCACAATCAATAAGATTGCTGATGTTGCCTTGAAAAACCCGAAAGCATTCAGTCGTACAGCTGACTTGAATCCTGCGTAATAGGTAATAAATCTATTTATAAATCAAACAGTACCTATTAATTTAGGTACTGTTCAAATATCTTAATTAATGGAAAAGAATAAATTATTTGAATCAATAAGGGGACAACTTGAAGCACAAAACCCAGAAACAATTTACATACAACGTGCGCCTGCTGATGGCGATACAAGTGTGATGGGAAATGTAATTCCAGTTGATATTGCTCCTCTTGATGTAGTAGGGCATAAGCCCATATGGGAACTAATGGGAGTAGAAATATATCGTGGTGTAAGTGGAACTTATACACTCCCTTTTGAAGACCCGATTATAGGTGCTAAACTTGCAGAACTTGCGGCTGCTACTGGTGATACAGTTGTACCGAGTGGAACTGTAATATCACCTAAACGTTTTACAGTTCACAAAACTTTCACCCTTGAAACACTTGCATCTGCTTCTGACAGTTTTTTGTCTAAAATGATGGAAGAAATGGTGATGGGTTGTGATAGAATCATAACCACTGAGGTTTACAGAAAAATTAATGCTGGTGCTGCAAATGTAGTAACAGGCGCAGATATTTCAAAAGAAGGTTTTGATTTACTGCAAGGAGCTGCTGAAGTTGAGAATGCTGGTGCATTTTTCTCTCACAGGGATAACTTCTTTACTGCCAAGTCAGTGCCTATTGACCCCGGCTCAGGATTGTTTCTTACATCGTTAAAGACTACTAATGACGCACCGGGAGTGACTTATGATGGTGTTGATTATTGGTTTTCAAACTTATTTGCAGTTACAACACCGGGCGAAAGTTATGTAGATTTTGGAGACCCATCCAAGATTCATGTTGCTGATTATGAGAAACTTGAAATAATCATAGACAAATATACTCTTGCTGGGGAAGGTAAAGTTATATTTACCGTAAACAAACTTGCTGATGTAGCACTCAAAAACCCTGATGCTTTTGCAAGAACTGAGAATTTGACTCCTTAATTTTAAAATAATAAAAAGCACTCTTTTTATAAGGGTGCTTTTAAAAGCATAATAATATGGGTAATGTTTTTTATAGTAACACAGGTTACAAAAACAAAGTAATTAAGCAAAAAATAAGATCGGTCGTCACGCTTGAACAGGCTAAGGCTCAATTAAACGTAGGGCTCAATTAAACGTAGACGAAGATTTTAAGGATGATGATACTCATATTTTGTTTCTGATTGAGGCTGCAACTTCTGCTGCTGAAGATTACACAGGGATTGATATTGCATTAACACTGAATCAATTAGAATTTATTAGATTTGATGATTCAGTAATTGTAATTGATGAAGCTCCATACAAGTCAATTGAAAAAATAGTTGTTGTTAATGATGGTCAGGAATTTGAGATTCCAGAAAATGAATTTGAGGTTAGAAATAGGTACACAGATTTTATTATCTACTTCAAAGACACAAATGGAAAATCAAAGGTCATTAAGGCCGAAAAATTAACTGTTCATTTCTATACTGGCTATGATGTAGATGAAGCCCCATTTAGTGTAACTGCTGCTATATTAATTAAAGTTAATGACTTATATGATCTTGAAAGAACTTCTTATACAATTGGAGCTAATTTTAGAGAAACAGCTGCATTTAAGAACTTGCTTAATGGTCATGTAATAAATAGGTGGTAACATGGGACGTTCAGGAGCATTACAATTAAAATTAGAAATCTGGCGTAAAGAAGTAATCAAAAATGATTATGGCGAATATACTGAAACTTGGGTTTTTCATAAACCAATAAGAGCTTATGTTTATCGAAATGCTGGAAGACAAGTAATTGACAATGAGGAAGTTTTTGATTTAATACGGATTAGAGTAATGGTTAGAAACCAAACTGATGTTGAGGAAATGGATAGAATTAAATATGCTGGTCATTTCTATCAGATTGATTTTATTCAACCAGATGATACAAGAAGGTGGTTAACACTACATTGTACAAAAATAAATGAGTAATGGTTTATAAGGATGGCATTTATATTGGAAATCTTGATAAAGTTATTAAAGCTTTTCAATATTTAGACATTTCTAACAGCCCCGAAATAAGAAGAGGGGCAGCCAAAGTTATTCGTGTACCTTTTCTTAAAATAAGAAGAATGTCAAGGAGAAACTTGAAGGCTCAAAAATCAATAATGACCTCAAACCTTTATAGAGGATTAACTGTAAGACAAAAATCTTCAAAAAGAAAAGGTAATTTATCAATTGCTTTTGGAGCTGCTGTATCAAAGATAGCTAACAAAAGTCAAAAGTTTAAATTTGGTAGATATGCAACTGCAAAAGGTAAAGTTAGAAAAGCAGTTAAAATAAAAGGAGCAACTAACCATTTTCATTTTGTTAATACAGGAACAAAACAGAGAAGAACAAAAAAGGGGTATAATAGAGGTGCGGTAGGAAGAGCTAAGACAACATGGGAAGGAAGAAATACCCTATTCAAATTGAAATTTGCTGACAGAGCAATTGGAGCTGTCTATAATACATTTAGTAGAGATGTAACTAAAGGATTAGCTATTGTTTATACAGAAGCAATTAAAAAAATAAGAACATGATAGATGTTTTAAAAGTAATATATAGCTTATTAATGGCATCAACACCAGTAACTGATTTAGTTGGTGATGATATTTATCCAGTAATAGTCCCAAACAAGGACGATACGGGAGAAAATATTGACTATCCATTAATTGTTATGCGTAGAACACTCACACCAGAGCCTGTAAAATCATGTGGTAATTGTGATATAGCAACTGTTGAAGTAATGTGCTTTAGTACAAGGTACTATGAGAGCATTGACTTAGCACAAGCTGTTAGGGATACTCTTGATAAATTCAGAGGTGACGTTGATGGTGTAATTATATCGGATATAAGACTTGATTCTGTAACTGAGGATTTTTCAGAGAATGCTTATTTCCAACAATTGTCATTTGAGGTAAAATAAATATTAACTTAACTAATTGATAATCAATATGTTTCAAGAGAGAGTTTTAGATGGCGGAGAAATCGTCTTAAAAATTGAAGGTGATGTTATTGCATGTGCAACAACACACACCATAGAATTAACTAACAGTGTTAGAGAAATACAATGTAAAGGTTCAGGTGATTTTTCATCTGCTGAATACGGAAGATTTGCTTGGACTGTTAGTACTGATGCCCTGATGAATTTAGGGCTGGGAACTGGCTATGTTTCATATCCAACACTAATGCAATGGATGTTAAACAAACAAGTCGTACAAATAGAATCGAGATATACAGATATTGATGATGAGATGGTTGTAAGTGGTGATTGTATAATCACATCCATATCACAAGCAAGTCCCGATTCAGAGAATGCAACTTACTCTGTTTCAATGCAGGGAAGAGGTGAATTAACAATTGCAACTCCAGCTATTCTGGAAGCTCCAGTTTTAGATTCTGCCACTGGTGGAACTGGTACAATTGACCTTGTTTGGACAGACAATAATACAACACCTAATGAGGTTGGATTTGAAGTCGAATACAGGCTTGATGGAGACCCAGATTGGACTGTTGAGGGTGGAATTGCAGCTGATGCTACAACTCACCAACTAACTGGTTTAGCTGCTGGTACGTATGATACAAGAGTAAGGGCTATTGGAGATGATGTCGCTGTTTCAGATTCTCCTTATTCAGCAGTTATTCAAGCAACAGTAACAGCATAAATAAAAAGAATATTAACATAATTAATTGATATACAATGAGTTTCAACAATTCGGTAATAGACGGTGGAAATATCATCCTTGAAGTGGATGGTCTGATAATTGCATGTGCAACTACCCACACAATAGAACTTACAAACAGTGTCAGGGAAATAGCATGTAAGGGAAGTGGTGACTTTTCTTCAGCAGAATATGGACGGTTCGCTTGGACTGTTAGTACAGATGCACTGCTTAATCTTGACGATGGTGGTGGTACTTACATAACGTACCCAGAACTTATGGACTTAATGTTGGCAAAAACTGTTGTCACAATCAGGTCTGTATATGAACAAGATGCAACTAACACTATGGAAGTGACAGGTGATTGTATAATCACATCCATATCACAAGCAAGTCCCGATTCAGAGAATGCAACTTACTCTGTTTCATTACAAGGAAGGGGAGAGTTAACAATAACAGTTGCAGAAGATTAGAAATACAAAAAGTTCTCCCTTTTTTAAGGGAGACCTTTTTTAATATTAAATCCAGAGCCATGATAAATAAAAATATTACAGTAAAGATAGACGGTAAAAAATATAAGCTTAAAAAACATTCTTACAGGGCTATGATGCAATTTGAAGAACTTGCTCAAAAGCCAATAGTAAAAATGAAAACTTTTAGAGATCAGATTACTTTTCTTTATTGTCTTTTGAATGCTTCCAACGAAGATTTCAGCTATACATTTGACGAATTTATAGATGTGTTGGAAGAGGACGACAAAATATTTCAACAATTTGTTGGTCTTGTTTATGATAAAACTGGCACAGAAGAAGAAGCTAAAAAAAAAGCGATGAAGAACCTATAAAATTAAAAGATTTATATGGTTTTGTAGTTTATAGCTGCAAAATATCTCCGCAATATTTTTTAGACGAAATGCTGCCAGAAGAAGTTGAATATCTCCTTGAAGCTCATTATAGGGATTATAAAGAGAAATGGGAGATTGTAAGACTGCAAATGTTCTCTATGCTTGCCCCAAATAGTAAA